AATCCACGAAATCCCCAACGAAAAACTTCTGTAACCGCAACTAAAGGATTTTGATCGTATTGTATATTTGGAGTTTTGGGTGAATATATGAAGATATAATATTTTCCGGGTTCTGGGACAGGAGTATATGAGTCACTAACGGCATCCATTAATTCAATCATCAAATCATCGGGATCTTCACCACCCATCAAACCATTCACAACACCTCTGACACGATTATCATTATCATCTGTTGGATACATCATTGACGAATACCTAATTCATCTTCCGTTATAATTTTGAATTTCCACTGACGATCTTCACAAAACTCTTGTGCAGATTTCCATTTTGCCTGATTTTTGGCGTATTCAGTCACTTCATAGATATAAGATTTTGTCTTCTTCGTTTGTATTTTTGGCTCACGAACCTGTTTTTTAGGTTTGATTTCAATCAGATATTTTTGTATCTTATTTCCTTCTTTGACCTTTATATAAAAGTCTGGGAAGTAACGATGTATTCTATTATCAAGAGGTGATTTATATGGAAGAGCAATTTCTTCACTACTCCATTCCAGGACATTTTCATTCTTATCACAATATACCATAAACTTTCTTTCCCATAAAGAACGATAGATTATGTTCGTTGGGTCACCTTTGTATTTTTTGGGATAAGAAGGTTTATATTTTCCCTTATATGACATCTAAATACTTAATAATGTAAAGCCTTATAATTTATTTAGATGCCAATAGAAAAAGGTAAAAAAATAACAGAATATATCACTAAAATTGGTAGGGTAGCTCAGACATCTCATTACCAAGTTAATTTTAGTGGATTAAAACCTGATTTGATGGATTATTTGAATAAAAAAGGTGTTGATAAGAATTTTATAACCAGAGAAGTAGGTATTAGATGTAGTAGTGCCTCACTTCCCGGTAGTTCTCTTGCCACATTGAATATAGATGGAAATTATATGGGTGTTCAAGAAAGAATGGCACATTCTAGAATTTACACTCAGATGGATTTGGAATTTTATGTTGATCGTGATTATAAAATGATAAGATTCTTTGATTGTTGGATGGATTATATTGCCGGAGGAAAATCATTAAGAGATAAACGACAGGATAATTATTACTACAGAATGACATATCCTAGAGGAGTTGAAGGTAAAGGTGGATATAAGTGTGATACGATAGACATTTATAAGTTTGAACGTGATCAGGGACCGGAATTACAATATACATTCTATGGAATGTTTCCTGTAAATCTTTCATCACTGCCAGTTCAATATGGGAATTCCGATACATTGAAAATGAATGTAACTTTTAGTTATGAAAGATATTATAAGAGAATGACAGGAACCAAGGTAAATACAACTGAATCTTCAACTTTAACTAATTATCTTACACGAGATCCTGATCCTAATGCTCTTAACCGTCCAACATTACTGGAAGAAAGTAACAGTTCTAGTAATAATGACATGTTTGAGCGAGATGGAGTACCCTCCAAATACTAATAAATAATTGAAACTGAACTATTTGGGTTGTTATGCCTTTACCAAAGATTGCGACACCGACATATGAGTTGGAACTTCCATCGACAGGAAAAAAGATTAGATATAGACCTTTTCTTGTAAAAGAAGAAAAGATTCTCATTATTGCAATGGAGTCTGAAAATCAGAAAGAAATTGCCGATGCCATCAAAACTGTAATCGGTAATTGTATCTCTACAAGAGGAGTTAATGTTGATGAACTGTCAACATTTGATATTGAATATCTGTTTTTAAATATTCGCGGAAAGTCTGTTGGTGAAACCGTCGAGGTTATGATTACATGTCCCGATGATGGAGAAACACAGGTTCCTGTTTTAATTCCTCTTGACGAAATTAAGGTACAAAAAAATCCTAAGCACAATAGAGATATTAAATTGGATGATAATCTTATTATGAGGATGAAGTATCCATCTCTGGCAGAATTTATTAAAACTAATTTTGTCGAAGACGGTGGAGTTGGAGTCACAGAATCCTTTGATTTGATTTCTTCTTGTGTCGATCAAATTTTTAATGAAGAAGAATCTTGGAGTGGATCTGAGTGTAGTAAAAAAGAACTATCTGAATTCATTGAGCAGTTGACATCTCAACAGTTTAAAGAAATTGAATCGTTCTTTGAGACTATGCCTAAGTTATCTCATAAGGTAAAAGTTACCAATCCCAATACTAAAGTAAAGAGTGATGTTGTTTTAGAAGGGTTATCAGCTTTTTTCTCATAGGTATGGCTCATACGAATCTTGAGTCATACTTTAAAACTAACTTTGCCTTGATGCAGCATCATAAATACTCATTGACAGAGCTTGAAAATATGATTCCTTGGGAGAGAGAGGTATACATAGGACTTCTACAAAATTATATTGAAGAGGAAAATCTAAAGGCACAACAAAAGAATGGCATTTAGTAGTCAGATATTTAAGGCACCTACTTTTAAAACAACTCCAAAGTTGAAGAAGACGATGGTGTCTTCCTCTGTTTTTTCTGGTGTAAAATCTGCTAATATTGCCAAAGTTAATTATGGTGGACTTGCAAAGGCAATTGGTTCACAACCAAAATCAATTGATGTAGAAAAAATATCTGCTCCCATAGAGAGTCCACTAGCAGGTATTGTTTCTGATTTACAAAAAGATGTTCTAGATCTTAAAAAATCTTTTGTAAAGTTAGAAGAAAGAGATTCGACTGGATCTAAAGATCAATTAAAAATACAAAAATCATTCGAGATTCTTGTTACTTCTCTGAATAATACTGGGGTAGTTTTAAATCAAATCACAGACTATCTGGTAACAGAGAGTAAATTAGAACAGCAATTATTAAAGAAGAAAGATAGAGAAGAAAAGAAAGAAGAGGATAGGTTACAGAAGGAGAAAAAAGAAAAATCATTAGAAAAAGATGGTCGAGGACTAAAAAAGGCTCTATTAAGTCCAGTAAGTTTTGTAGCAGGAAAAGCTAAGAATATATTTGATACCTTTAAAGAGGTATTGACATTATTGTTCTTTGGGTGGTTAACGGATAAAGGTTTCCTTGCCTTAGAATTATGGAAGAAAAAAGATGAGGAAGGTCTTCAAAATCTTGCCATAGAAGTAGGTAAAGTAACAAGTGCTTTTACCGTTTTGATGGGTGTCATGACTGGCGGGATATTTTCTGTTATATCAGCTATAGGCACTGTTATATCTGCGATAGGAGGAATGGGTTTTGTCATTAGAAAGTTCTTTAAAAACTTTAGAAAAGGAGTGCCAAAACCTAAACCTGAATCCGGATCCGGACCCAAAGTTAAACCAACACTTTCTGGTTCTGGTAAGATCTCACCAAAATCTGGTAGTCTTAGTTCTTTATCTAAAGGGCAACCTATTGCACCAAGACCTGGAGCAGAAACAATTCTTGGTCCCGGTGGTAAACCAATAATGGGTTCGGGAATAGGTGCATATAAAGGGGGTACTCCCGCAAGAGCACCGAGTATTCCAAAACCAGGACAAGGTATCACACCAAAAAGTGTTTCTAATTTACCTAAAATTACTGCTGGTAATATTGTTAAATCTGGATTTAAAGGATTGTCCTCTTTTGGCATTGGATATGTTTTAAATATGGCAGGTCTTGCGGCAGTAGATGCAATAAGTGACACAATTTTTGGAACTAAAGAACAGCAAGCAGAAAAATTTGCTGATCGATATAATGCTAAGAACAAGGAAGAAAAGAAAAAAATAAGAGAAAACCTAACTAAAGCATTAGAAACTGAAATGAATTATCAAAAATCTTGGAGGCATGGAGTAGATAAGGCAATTGCTTTCGGTGATCAAACTATTAGTGAATTAAGAGTTGGTAATCTTAATCGATTGCTACAAGCAATTACTACGGATAAAGATACCGATAAGAAATATGCGGAAACAACTCCAGAAAAACGAAAGAAAAATACAGAATCAATATTTCCAGATCCTGCAGATGCAATATCCTTTAAACCAGAACATTATCTTTTGGCTATGGATATTGGTAAACAATCTTTGACATGGATAAAAGATTTTAAACCTTCTGAATCATTTGATGTAGATCGAAGTTCAGCAGCTCGCGCAAGAGCCGAACAACTTACGGGACCTGGCAGATCCGATCCTTTTGCTCCTAGTAATCCCAATATTCCTTCTAATAATCCAATTCCACCGGCACTATCTGTCGAGGAAGAACCTGAAGTGATTATACAAAGAATATCTAGACCAGCACCATCTACAAGTGCAAATCCAGTATCAGGATCTGATGTTCCTGCTATTTCTTCAAGTAATCCTAATAATTTTTACACAATGTATTCTAGAGTGCAATATAATGTGATAGGATAAGATGAAATTGTTTACCGAGTCAAAAACTAGATATTCTACTTTCTCCGATCAATTAGAGAAGGCAAAGGAAAGTGCAAGTTCTATTTCAAAATCCACGACTATTCTTAAGAATACCTTTATAAAAAGAAGTAAATTAAGAAGAAAATCATATCTAGATCAACAGAAGAGAGAAAAAATAAAAAAAGAAAAAACTCAAAGATCTGTTAAAGAAAGACAACTAGAGAAACCGTCAGTAGGTTTTAAAAATTTTTTAGGATCTGCCGGTAGTAAAATAAAAAAAGCATCTGGAAATGTTTTTGAGGCAATCATGTATTTGTTAATCGGATGGTTGGTTAACAAACTTCCAGAGATAATTGATGGTGTGAAAAAAATATATGGTAGAATTAAAAAGATAGTTAATGTATTAAAATCATTTATTGGGAATTTGACAAACTGGTTTGCAGGAATTGGTGATGTTGTTAATCAGGCAACAGAAAATTTGAAAAATTATGATTTTTTTGATAGTAAGGGAAAACTAAAAGAAAAGATGGATGAATTAGAAAACTCCTGGAAAGTAATTGAAACAGATATTAAAGAAGGTAAAAAACTTTTAACGACACCATTAAGTGATGAGGATCTTGATGATGAATCTGCCAGTGGTGAGAAAATTGATATGAACTTGAGTCAACAAGAGGCATATAATAAAATATACAATATTGCAAAAGAGCAAGGTGGAGCAAAGTATCCTGAACTCGTTGCTGCTATTGCGATGGTTGAAACTGGATATTTGACTAAAGTTAGTGGAAATAATCCTTTTAATCAAAGAGGTGTAGATGGTAATTTTAAAAAGTATGATTCTATTGAGGATTCAGTGAGAGAACACATTTCTTTTTGGCATAAATCGGAAAGAAATCCTGGAAATGCAAATGCATTTGACGATCCGAATAAAGCTTGGGCAAGCATGGTAGATAGTTATGCTCCAAGTAGTGATGGAAATAATCCCTCGGCATATAAGAAGAGTGTTGCTAATATTATAAAAACCATGACTCCTAAAAATGATGGAAAGGGTGGTGGAAATGGACAAAGAAATGTGAATCTCACAAAATTTCTTGGTGCAGATTCTAGAGGTAAGGTTGTGGGAAGAATTGGTTCTACTGGTCGATCTACTGGACCACACCTTCACATTGAAACTGGAGATGGGTATGGTGGTGCCGGAGGATATATTCCACAGAATGTTTTGAATAATATTATTATTGATGGAAAACCACTATCAAGTTATAATATGGGAGATGGACTTGGTGCCGGAAGAAACCATCGTGGATTTGATTATCCGATTAGAAGCGGTGCTCCAATAACATTAAAAGGAAATTTGAAATTATCGGAATATGATTCGGGATATAATGCGGGATATGGAAATTCGATTATCATAACCGATGGTAATGGAAGACAATATCTTTTGGGTCATTTATCATCTGGTCCTGAAGGGATTAAAGCACCTAGATCTGGAACAGATTCATTGTCCACACAACCTTTTAATAGACAAACAGTCAACCAGACACCAAGAAAAAGTAGAAGAAAAGTTATAGTTATGGTTGAAGAAAATGATATGACACCACAAATTATACAGGGTGGTGGTGGATCTTCACAAATTATTGTAATAAATCCATTAAATAGTTTTATTAAAAATCAACTGTTCTTAGATTTAGCATATACTTAAATGTCATCAGCAAATTCTTCAATATACGAAAAATTATTCATAGAATCGACAGTTTCTGAGGGAGAAACTAAAAGAAGAACTGTTGATATACGACAGGGAACTGTATCGGTCGATTACTATGAGGATATTTTTTCTCCTACAGTTACTGCCAGAATTAAAGTCATTAATACCGGTGATTCAATAACTCCTAAGGACGGGAAAAGTCAATTTAGACAATCAATCTATCATGGTCTTCCTCTCAGAGGTGGTGAGAGAGTTGACATGAAAATTTTGGATCGTGGACCAGGAAAGACAGGACTAGATTTTTCTACTGATTCTAAAAAATATTTGTATGTCTCCAGTATTACTGATGTGCTTTCCGAAACTCAAAGAGAAAGTTTTACTCTACACTTAGTTTCAAGAGAAGCAATAACAAATGAGACTACAAGAGTTGTAAAAAAATATCCAACAAGTTTATCAATTAATGATTCTGTTAAATTAATACTAGAAGATGTATTAAAAACAAATAATTTTGATTCTACATCTATTGAAAAATCTCAAAACCCATATGGATTTATTGGAAATTTGAGGAAACCATTCACGGTTTTAGTCTGGTTGGCATCAAAGGCAGTACCTGTAAGTTCTGGAGATGCAACGGCAGGTTTTGTATTTTATCAAACACAAGATGGATTTAATTTTAGATCAATTCATAATTTAATTAAGGATGGAATTGAAAAGGAAAAAACAAATCAAGTGCCTGTTTATGTTGATAGTCAAGTAAACAGAAGTGAATTAGAAAGAAGTATTAATGATATTATTATCAGTGAATATTCGACAAATATAAATCAAAACCTAATAGAAAAGTTGAGGTTGGGTTCATATGCAAGTCAAAGGATGTTCTTTGATCCGCTGACATTTAATTTTACAACACCAGAAAAAGGATTGTTTCAATCTAGTAATTATAAAGATAAGATAGAAAATCTTGGAGATAAACTGAAACTTCCAAAGATAGATGATGTTAGTGAAAAGACACTTGGAGAAATTCCTACAAGAATATTATCCGCAGTTGTTGATAGAGGGACAATGGAACAAACTGTATCTACTAATGAAAATGCAGATCCAAGTTTAAATCAGGCACAATCAATCATGATGTATAATGGATTGTTTACTCAGACAGTCAGTATGACTGTTCCTTGTAATACTAATTTGAGAGCTGGTAATGTAATAAAATGCTTCTTTCCAAAAATTTCTTCTGGAGATGGTGGAGAATTTGACTCTGAGCAAAGTGGACTATATATGATAAAAGAACTGTGCCATCATTTTGAACCAACAAGGTCTTTTACATCGATGCTTTTAATTAGAGATACATTCGGATTATACACCGGGAAATGATAGAAGAATCACTGTTAAAAAGTAATTTTATAGGTAGAGACGGATTCCGTTGGTGGATTGGTCAGATTCCCCCTGGAGAATCTTTGGGTAATCAAAATAAAGGTGAAGGATGGGGAAATAGATATAAAGTGAGAATTATGGGTTATCACCCATATAGTAAAGACGATTTGGACGATGATGATTTACCATGGGCAGGTTGTCTATTACCAGCAACATCAGGAACTGGTGCAAGTAATTTTGCAGAAAGTGTAAAATATCGTCCCGGTGATGTCGTTGTTGGTTTCTTCATGGACGGGGATAATGCACAAATCCCTATGATCATGGGCGCATTTGGTAGAACAGCACAGGTTCCTCAAGGACAACCATCCGATAAATTTGGATTTATTCCATTCACAGGATACACATCTGGTATACCTGCTCCTGAAGGAACATTAGAACCTGATGAATCTAATGAACAAAATAGTGATAGTCAACCAACACCAACATCATTATCTTCTAAACAAACTGAAAAGGTAAATGCGGCAAGTGGTCAAACTAAAATACCTGCATCAAAGGCAGATGGACAAATTATAACTCCGGCAGATGGATGTGATGATAATTTTTTAGCAGAAGTTACTTCTGTTCTTGAAAATTTTCTTGGTATAGTTGGTGAGGGTGTAGATTTCTTTCAAGATATTGCCACTGTAACCAAAAAAATACAAAGATTATCGAATAATGCTGTTTCGGCAATGATGAATGGTTTATATAATTTATTAATTCCGTTAATAAGTAGAGGTTTAGATGACTTATATAAAGCTCTTGAAAAATCTATAGGAAAGCTTAAGGCTATTGAAAAAATAAAGGCATTGGTTCCGGCAGTTAAAGCTTTAGAAGAACAGTTAGGATGTCTTCCCGGAAAAATTATTGATGGTCTTGGTGCAACGATCAAAAATAAAATTGAAGCAACCGTGAATGAGATTGTAAATTTTGGAACTTGTGTTGTGGAACAATTTGCCGGTGATCTTCTTGATGATATTACAGATCAAATTTCTTCTGGACTGGATAGTTTTATCGGTGCTCTATCTCCTATATTGGAATTTGTTAATATTAATATTAGAAATCTTTTAACTTCAACAATTGATACTCTCTATTCTATTGCAGGATTTTTTGATTGTAATCAAGATAAAGGAAAATGTTCTGGAAGAGTTAAAAAATGGACACTCGGATATGGTGCCGAACGAACATTTGATTTGAATAAGACATATGATAATGTTATGAAAAATATAAACCTTAGAAATGCCCTTAAACTAGCAAATATTGATTTACCAGAAGATTTACAAAATAAATCAATATATACAAAACCAAATTGTGCCGAACCATTATTCTGCAGTGGTCCAAAAGTTAATATATTTGGTGGTGATGGAGTTGGTGGTTTTGGAAGAGCAATTTTGGGAGATTTTGTTAATAATACATCAGGATTGAGTGATGTTACTAGTAATGTAACACGAACTGCAAGTATTATTGGTGTAGAAATTACTGATCCCGGAAAAAATTATTCTTATAAAGAACCTTTAATAAGTTTTGAAGATTCTTGTGGATTGGGATACGGTGCGGTTGCACAATTAACATATAATGAAGATGGTGAAATAATATTTAATGGTATGTTATCTGTTGGTGAAAATTATCCAGCAGTGGGTACAATTACAATTCCAGGTGAAGATGATGATGGTGGTGGTCTTGGCGTTATTAATTCTCCAATTTCTTCAGAAGAAATTGAAGTTGGAGTTATTGATGTTGTGATTGATGATCCCGGAGATGATTATGATCCTGTTGAAACAGAAGTTATTGATGATATTGGAACACCATATAATGTGGTAGTTAATGATGATGGAAACATTATATCTGTAAAACCAATAAATATTGTTAGGACAACTCGTTTACCTAAATTGAAAGCCACGATTGGAACCGGAGCTATATTAAGACCAATTATTGGAAGAATACCAGAAGCACCACCAGGTCAAAATGTAATAGAAGTTATAGACTGTGTAACATAATATGGCAAAAAGAACGACAGAAAATTGGGAAGGTAGAAGTATACATTCTTATGGACCTAAATTCAGGATTGATGTTGCCAATCCTGAAACAGGTGCTAATGGTCCTGATGTTTATAAAATTTATGCTGTAACTGATAATAAGGATGTCAATTTATGTTCTTTAACCGAAGGTGGCACATATCAACTTCATAATGATAAATCTCTTGAAATTGTGGCAGGAATGACAAATCCTGAAGGTGCTGTTGATATTGTCATCACTGGAATGAAAGGTGATATTCTTATTACTGCGATGAAAGATGGGCAAGTTAAAATTAAGGGTGCCAATATCGTTCTTCAGGCAGATGAAGATATAGATTTAATTGCCGGAAGAAATATAAACATAAATGGAAAGGCAAAAGTTTTATTGAGAGGAAATAAAATTCAGGCAGATGGATTACTTGGCAATTTGGTTGAAACAACCAGTGGCAATTTTACCACAAGAATTTTTGAAGGTATGAAATCCGGTGGTAAACTTGGTATTGATTATCTCGAAACTGTTGGTGTCGTAGCAGGTATAGGAAATCCGGCAGTTGGACTTGCCGCTAACGTTTTAGGGAGTGTTCTTAGTTAAAATGGCAAAAGTATTCGGAACAGAAGTTCAATTTAATGAAAAGGTAACTTTTCTAAAAAATATTGACATAGATGGAAACTTAGTATTAGGTGGTAATCTTACATTAGAAAGTGATATAAGTTTTAATAAAGGTGTTTCATTTAAAGAAGACGTTATATTTGAAAAAAATGTAAGTGTACTTGGTAATTTAAGTGTAACTGGTGATACAACATTAGCAGGTATCACAACTTTAAAAGATGATGTATCCGCAGAAAAAAATGTAGATGTTGTTGGTATTCTCACAGTAAGAGAACAACTTGATGTTGGTGTTGGTGGAACATTTTTAAGAGTAGATCATAATGATAATGGAGTACAAGTTTCTATAGCAACAACTGAACCAGAGTATGATGCTCTATTTCAGATAAACAACCTAGAAGCATCTTCTCTTGTATTTACAGATGCCGGTAAGCTGGGAATTGGTACTTTTAATCCTGGTATTGCTGCTACTTTTGATAATGGAAGTATAGATCCAACGGTAAAACTTGATATTGCGGGTAGTATTCATATTCAGGATGAAATTTATGATTCTAGAAATAATGATGGTCAAGGTGGACAATTCTTAAGTAAGGATGATCTTGGCATAACATGGGTTTCTATTCAACCCCAGTCAACTGATGGTATTAACTTAATGGATGAGGGGATTTTTGTCCCCACTCCGGCACAAGGTGGTTCTGCTGGTGCCGCACAAACATTCTCAATTCTTAATTTTGTTCAACGAAATAGTTTAGGTATTGGAACTGATACATTAGAAGCAACGGCAAGAGATCCTCAAAGTATCACAGGACTTGCCACAATATTCACTCAAGATTTATGGGGATTTGTAGGATCTGGTAGTTCTAACATCTATAGAATGACAGATGTTGGTATTAACGTCGATAATCCACAAAGAACATTAGATGTTG